GAGAAATTTAGAATTGTTAAACAATGGGCTGCTTCGGGGGATATTGACGACAATTTAGTTCAAGAAGTCTCTGAATGTACAGCTGAAATTGGTGGTGAAGCTATTGAATCTGTTAATAACTCAGGATGGAGTTTTGGATATTGTATGAAAAATGGTGAAAAGGTAGCAAAGTTTTGCAGAATTAGCTACGACACCATCATTATGCCTCAACATGTTTACCGTGAATGTGTTCATGTTGAACAAGTTGGATCCACTTCTGTTATGACATTCGACGCACAGAATGAAGATGGAAAGATTTTAACGATGTTTGGCATTACTGATTATGTGTTTGGACCGAGAGATATGGTGCAAATGACAATAGATGGTTCGTTATTAGATAGTCTTGGAATTAGACAATTACGACCAGTAGCCGTAGACGTGGCAATGGTAGTTTTACATCCAGTTGATGAAAAACCAGTTTCAACAGTAGTATGGAATTATAATGATAATATGATGATTGCTGAAGATAATTTTGGTTTAAAAGAAGGTGATAGTGGTCATCCTCTATTAACTGATAGAAGTATTATGATTGGAATGTTTGTTGGACTAGATACAGAAGATGAAAAACCTGTGTTTGCAAAAGTCACACATCCAAATATATTAAAGTCCATAGAAATGTGGCAATTAGGTGGAGACCTTTTAAATGTTTATCCATGCAAGAAGAAGAAAAGTAAATATGGTAGATTGATGTCACCAATTGCTTATGCAGCTTGGAAAATGGATTTACAAGAAAAGTTAGGTCATAAACCATCATGGAAAGAAATGCAAAGGCAATTAGATTATGAATTAGAACTTAATGATTTTCATTATGAGTATAGTCAAGGAGATGATTACAGTTATATTGATGAAAAGTCTGAAGAAGAAGATGATTTTTATGCCAATGCAGATGTCCAAGATGAAGATGATAACTATGCTGAAGAAGATCAGTATACGCAATCACAAAGACAAGGTAGAGGTCTTAAGAAAACAATGAAATATAGAAATACTATTAATAACACGGAGTTACCAAATTACTTTTATAAATATTGTATGAAGAAAAGTGTTCAAGATATAATTAATGAAGAAGCGGAAGAAATTTCTTCTTCTCTTGATGATGAAGTAATGACATCAGTGTTATCTCCAAAACAAAGTCCTCCTATTCCACCAAGACCAAATACTAAGAAAATAATTAATACTACAGAAGTTAAAAGTTGGTCTGATGTAGTAGATAAAACACCAATAATCATTAAACAAGAAAATGTTGTAGTGAAAAAGAAGGGAAAAACCCAACAAGACTTAATAAGTGAATTAGAAGACAAAGTTAAGCAATATGAAAAAGATGGCATCTATTTAACAAAGCCAGTTTCATTAACTCAAGAAGAAAGAAATAGGTTGGCTCCTAAAGATTATCCTTTTGCTATTCTTAATAAGAAAGCTAGGTTATTAAATCAAAAAGCACAGTTTGTCAAAACAAATGAGATTAGAAGAGAAAAATTGAATATTCAGATGTCAGCTTTTCAAAGAGTAATTGATGAACAAATGCAACTAATTTCTAAAACTCAACAACAATTAGAAAAATTAGAATTAGAAGGTAAGGATTTTTAGAGAAGGCAGCTCCCCTCCTAGCTGCCTTGAAACAAATAGGTTTTGATCCTGGTTTGTATCAGTTTGAATACCCAATTAAAGAAAATGAAAGTTTCTATAATGTAGGAAAAATAGAAGAAATGTTTGAGCATGGTACTCATTTTTCTTTTCCTATAGACTGGGAATTATTAGTATCAGATATAGAAGAATTAGGTCTGTATTGTAAGAAAGATAGAAATGTCAACAGTGCTAAAAAGAATTTAGAAAAGCTATTTTCTCATGAAAGATATGGAGAAAATGAATTAGCTGAACAATATCTCGATGAGGCATATGTTGAATTAACTTCTCAATGTCCAATAGGGGTATTACCAGAGTTTATGAAGATGACTCAAGAAGGAAAGTATCATATGTGTCCATCTCCGATGGATTTACTCAATGTTATTAGTACAGTCAGTCCTAAGACTGATCCTGGTTTTCCTTATAATCAAAGTTTTAAAACAAAAGAAGAAATTCTATATGAACATTTTCCATTAGTGTATGGTTTAGTTTGTTTTAGGTTTTTGTCTTGGCATTATTTGTCTCGACATTGTGTATACCCAACAGATTATGTAAAATGTTTTTCAGCAGATCCAAGTTTTGTAAAAGAAAAGAATGAAGTCACAAAACTAACAAAAGATTCAAGAATATATTATGCTGAATCTGTTATAACAGAATTGTGTCATCGATTAATATTTGGTGATACAACATATCAATTAAAGAAGTACTGGGGATTATATTTCTCTTGTATTGGTATAGGTTTTGATGAGTACTCTAGTAATAGATTGTATAGTCAGTTACCTGCCACATTATTGCAAACTAATGATGTTCCAAAGTTTGATAGTTCAGTGGTTCTAGAGGAATTAATTAGAACTTCAGCCTTATTATCAGCCCAAATGGGTGTTTCATTAATATCACCTTACCATGATTTAATATATGAACAAACAATAGCCGGAGCAAGTACAGTTTATATATTCGCAGATGGTGATATGTGGGCACAATCAGTGCCTGGAAAAACAAGAACAGGAAAGTTCTTAACAAGTATCGGTAACACGATAGTTAGAGCAGCTAGATCATTGGCTGTTCATAAATTCACAGAGGAAATTAGAACAAGAGTTGGTCTTTCAACCAGTCCATGGTTTGGCAGGTTCGCTGGTGATGATGCTTTAGAAAGTCATTTTGAAACTAATGTGAAGTATTATAATCTCATGGATTTTCCTTTGCGTGATCAAGAAGTATGTGAACATGATCAAATATCATTTTGTAGCACATTTTGGTATAGAAATAAACTACCAGTTGGGCAGCGTATAGCCAAAGCAGCTGCTCATCTTTTGTTTCAGAAAGACCCAAAAATTGATCAAGTTCAAGCTTTTGTAATGAATTTTCATAATCATGATTGTTATGAAATATATGAGAAAATGATGTCTGAGCATCGGCCAGGCATCAAGCAATTAATTAAACAAATAAAATATAAAGCTTGCATTAAAACAATGACAAATAAAGACAAAAAGATAACAGTAAACGCAAATTTTATTGGTCCACTTCAAAAAGGACAAAAGAGAAAGAACAAGAGAAAAAGAACAAAAAGAAGAGGAAATTTTAGAAAGATGGGATCTATGCCTCAGTCTTCTAATAGCTTAAATGAAAAAGTATGCTCACAATTAGATGCTTTTTGCCCAGCAGCATGCGGGGCAAAAGTTTATGATACAAATTCATCAAGATCATTAACATTTCAAGCAAGACAAACAGTGTCTATTCAATTAGATACAAATGGTTATGCTTGTTATTATTTTACAAGTAATCCAAATTACATTTCAAATAAAGCTACAATAACATCAAATCTTGTTGCTTCTTGGGCCGGTGGTCAAGGAACACAATTTGCATCTACATTGACAACAACAATAGGAAAATGGAGAGTCGTTTCATGGGGAATTCATGTTATGTCTGTTCAATCTTATAATAATGCACAAGGAATGTATATTATTTCAGATGTAACAGAAAATGCAGGAGCATCAACTGGTCAAGATCCAAATTCATTTACAAATGGACAAGGAACGACAGTTGTTCCAGTGCCAGGAGCTGAGTTTTTCTGGACTGGTAAACCATTAGGTATGCCTGCAACAGAATATGTAGAAGCTTATAACACAGCAGTTTACAACAATTACACCCAATGTCTATTAACAGTAGTCGGAGGGTCCACAGGAGCTACACCAAATGTAGCATTAGCTGATGTATGTATCAATTATGAGTGGATACCATCAAATGTAAGTGGTGGTACAACATACAATCAATTAACATCAGCAGCTGCTCCAAACATTCCAGCGGTTATGGACAGCAGAGCAAATGCAGCAGCAACTTTACCAATAGTAGTACCATCTAAGGGTATTATAGAATATGGAAATGAGGTTATGAATAAAGTTGAAGGTGCAATTAATCTTGGTATGAGAGTAGGAGGAGCAGTAGCGACTGCTCTACCTATGTTTAGAGGATACAAGATGTTAGGAAGTGCTATTAGGTCGATGGCAATCATGAACAAATAGTTTTTATAGTTCTTTATCTTCAAAAGAACTACCCCGAAATAGTGGTTATATTTAAATTTGTC